TGCAGATCGAAACTGGGAGAAGGGACTTCCCTGGCAACAAATGATTGATAGTCTTAAAAGACACATCGATGACTTTGAACGCCGAAAAGATTATGATGATGGTCCCACTGGTTCTGGATTACCGCATATCTGCATGATAATGGCTGGAGCTTTGATGCTATCGAGTTCAGTTATGCGTGGTGTGGGTGAAGATGATAGAATGCCCGCTCCTTCTGAAGATGCATTTGGTGCTAAAGATTGCGCTAAATGGATTAGAATGCAGATGGAACGTTCTGAAGAGTTAACAAAAAATAGGAGAGATATGTCATAATCATAAAAACTTTTGGCTGTTCTGATATAAATAATACACAGAACGTGATTTTAAACTATTAATAAAGGTGAATAAAATATGAAATTTAGTACAGACACATTGAGCGTACTCAAAAACTTTTCGACTATCAACCCTAGCATTGTGTTCAAGCCAGGTTCAGTAGTTCGAACAATATCCCCGCAAAAAACAGTTATGGCTGCGGCAACAATCGATGAGACTGTTGAGACCCAAGCAGGTGTTTATGACCTGTCCAGGTTCTTAAGCACTCTCGCATTATTCGATAATCCAGATGTAGTATTTGGTCAAGATCGTTTTACCATTAAAGGTGGTAGAAGCGAACTTCGTTACACTTATACATCTGAATCATTGATGGTCACTCCACCCGAGAAGGACATTGTCGTTCCCGATCCTGAAGTATCCGTCAATATTAAGTGGCAAGATATTGAAAGCGTTCGCCAAGCGGCAGGCGTTCTTCAATTGCCCGAGATTGCTTTCATTGGTGATGGTAGTACTATTACCATGTCAGCGGTCGACAGCAAAACATCAACGGCAGATAATTACAATACCGTTGTTGCTGAAGGTGTCAGCACAGATCCATTTAATATGATCATCAAAACTGATAACTTAAAATTGGTACCAACCGACTACGAGGTCACATTGTCTTCTAAAGGTATGGCACACTTTAAATCCGATAAAGTCCAATACTGGATTGCAATCGAATCTCGTTAATCATCTAAATATAGGAGAATATTATGACAGATGAAAACCAAGTAGCTTCTGAAGAAGCACAAGTAGAGGGTCAAGAGCAAGAACAAGCTCCTGGTCTTTCATTGCAGGATATTTCTGCGGCTGTTCAAATTATTGATGCAGTTACACCTCGTGGAGCATTCCGCGGCGAAGAACTTGCGTCGGTAGGTATGGTACGTGAACGCTTTATGGCATTCTTACGTCATGCTAAAGAGCAGGGTCAAGAAGTAAACCTGCCAGGTGAAGCACCTTCAGCACCCGCTGAAGCACCGGCTGAAGCACCCGCTGAAGGCTAAGAAAGATCGAAGGGAAGAGGTTGAGTTTACTTGACTTCTTCCCTTCAACCCTTTATACTGTAAGGTATAAAGTTTATTATATTATGGAGATTGATGATGCAAGATGATTTTTTATGGGTCGAAAAATATCGACCACAGACCGTAGCTGACGCTATTCTTCCAGAAGAGTTGAAGACTACATTTCAACAATTCGTTGATCAAAACAATGTTCCTAATCTACTATTGACTGGTCGTGCAGGTGTCGGTAAGACAACTGTAGCTAAGGCTATGTTGAATGAGATTGGTGCAGACTACATTACTATTAATGGTTCGATGAATGGTAACATTGATACATTACGTATCGACATTTCAAACTTTGCATCTAGTGTATCATTCACTGGTGGACGTAAGTACGTTATACTAGATGAAGCCGATTATCTCAATGCAAATTCAACACAGCCAGCACTTCGTAACTTTATGGAAGAGTTCTCAAAGAACTGTGGCTTTATTCTAACCTGCAACTTTAAGAATCGTATCATTGAGCCATTGCACTCTCGGTGTAGTGTAGTCGAATTCAATATAAGTAACAAAGATAAACCACAGATTGCCGCAGACTTCTTTAAAAGAGTTTGTGGTATTCTAGATGATGAGGGCATCGAATATGATAAAAAGTCTGTTGCTGAAGTTGTACAACTTTATTTTCCTGATTGGCGCCGAGTCCTTAATGAACTACAGCGTTATGCTTCTACTGGTAGGATTGACTCTGGCATCTTAGCAAGTAAATCCACTGATAACATAAGTGCATTGATCAGCCTGATGAAAGAGAAGAATTTTACCGGTACTCGTAAATGGGTTGCTGAAAATCAAGATGTTGATTCAGCAGTTCTATATCGACAGTTGTATGACATTCTTCCATCTAAGATTGCGTCTACTCAAAGCGTAGCAGACTCAATAATCATACTTGCCGAATATCAATACAAAGAAGCTTTCGTGGCTAATTCAGAAATCAATCGTGTTGCCGCACTTGCAACTCTAATGGCAGAAGTGGAATGGAAGTAATGCTTAATCTCTTTGGACAGTACGTATTTACAGCAGACGATATAGCTGAATCTCTGGTAGAATACTGTGATACTAGCTACGATATTACTATAGATCCTGACACTAAGATGGGATTTAAACTAACACATGATACTGGCATTCTCGAAAAGAAGTCTGATCCTATTCACCAAAAAAGTGGTTTCTATTCTATATGGAAAGATCATCACTGCTTGTATACCGGAAAGTCTGGTACAAGCATGGGTACTAGATTAGGTAGATTTGTGAAAGAAGTCCGCAGAAAGTCTAGGTCAGATGAGAAGCATCCAGCCGCAACTAAGTATCGTTCTATGTGGGGTGAAGACTTCTCTAACATGACCATACGAGTGTATCCTTTGGTTCAACAGACTGATCTTTCTCACGATGATATTGAGAAGTCTTTGATACGTATACTTAGCCCGCTCTTGAACGTGAGGGGCAAGAAATGAATTTGTTTAGTAAGTTTAAAAATCAATCTTCAAGTCACCCGTGTTTAGTGTGCAACAAGAAGATTGGTAAAGATTATAGTGAAGTGCGTTATAAGTATCAAGGCGGCACCGGCACTGCTTACGTTTGTAAGAAGTGTTCGGAAGAAATGAACAAGCCTAATGTGAATAAGGATGTCGATTATGGCGAATCCATTTGATTATGTAACATCTATCACGCAGACGAAAAAGAATATGATGCGTGACAGTGAAAACGATGCATTGGCAGAAAAAGGCTACGAGCCTTGGTTGGTAAACAATGCACTTTCGTATCATGTAGATACTATTCTACATGCAAACCTAATGAATATGAATCACGAACTGGATAAACGACCCCAGTACGAGTGTCTTATAAATAGCATTAGACCTAAAAAGCGATGGGCAAAGTGGGTTAAGAATGCTGGAAATGAGGAACTCGATATTGTGTGTGCCTATTATCAATGTAATAGAACAGTTGGTCAAGAGTATCTATCCTTGTTGTCTAGTGGAGAACTAGAAATTATGAAAAAACAACAAGAAACAGGTGGTTTGAAAAAATGAATTTATTAGATAAGTTAGTAGAGGTAACTCTACCTAACGAAGAGAGTTTTCTTAAAGTTAAAGAAACTCTAACTCGAATAGGTATTGCCTCTAAGAAAGAACAGAAGTTGTTTCAGTCGTGCCATATCTTGCACAAGCAAGGTAAGTACTACATCGTACACTTCAAAGAATTGTTTATGTTAGATGGTAAGATTAACGATTTCTCAGAAGAAGATAAAGCCCGTAGAAATACGATCATTACTTTGTTAGAGGAATGGGATCTTGTGAAGACTGTTGATTCTGAAAAGATCAAAGAGCCCACATCTCCATTGTCACAAATTAAGATTCTGCCTCACAAAGAAAAAGGTGAGTGGGAATTGATTGCGAAGTATAGTATAGGCAAAAAACGATAACTGGAGAATTATACTATGGAAGTGAAAGACAAGACTGGTCCATTTACCCACGATTATTTTAACTTTCTTGATAACGATTCTGTAGTCAGTCAAGAACTTATTACCTATTATATCAATGATGGGTACTTTGTAAAGCGTACGGCTGTACGCAGAAACCTAAGTGATGGAGACTATCATGACTCTATTCACGTTGAGCCACTTTATAGAATAGAGGAAAACTAATATGTCCGTTTCGCAACAACTTGAACTATTTCCAGAACTTGCTTCACCCATAAATTACGCACCGACTACGTATACGTTAGACACTAATGGATCTATTCCTTATACTCTTAACTATACTATCAAAAGCAGTATCGATGATCAGATGAGAGTGATGTCCGATTTAGCCGATAAGGTTGAAGTCAAAGTATACAAACTATTTCCAGAAGCCCATATGCCAGAACTTGGAACAGAGTGGGCAGCCTGTTTTGATCTTAAGGTATCGATGCAAGACGGAGATATGATTAAGGTCATCGATGTAGTAAACCATACAAGACAAGTAAGCTGTCACAATGGATCATTCGTCTTATATTCAGGCGAGAGATGTTTAGTTCCCACAGGACTAGTATTTGATCTAGACGATGACCAGTCTATGCGTATTCATCCACGATCTGGACTTGCATGGAAACAAGGCATATCATTAGCAAACTGTGAAGGAGTAGTCGATGCCGACTATGTACAGCAGACATACGTTATGCTAATAAACAACTCAAACGAAGTGTTCACTGTAAACGATGGCGACCGCATTGCTCAAGCTGAAGTAATACAACATAATAGTTTTGAGTTTGTAGAAGTTCATGATGAGCCTCAATCAAAGACCAGTCGTACTGGTGGATTTGGTTCTACTGGAGTCTAGTACTCATGTAGTACAGTAATACATGTTATTACTAAATATCATGTATTTTTTTCAGAACATTACCATATTGCATGTATAAATAAAGATGTAAGTTGCCTTAGGGGACTTACTTAAATTAACCCTTGCTAAATATAGGAGGTCAATAATGACTTATTTGCAAACACAATACGACCCTTTCACGACTGTAGGTTTTGATAGGATTTTTGATCGCATTACATCACTTCATAATGAAGGACAGGTAAAAGCGAACTCATACCCACCATATAATATCACTAAAGAAAGTGATACAACTTATATTGTGGAATTAGCCGTAGCAGGCTTTACTGAAGAATCGATTGACATTGAGGTAAAAGACGGGCAACTTACCATTGAAGGTAATAGTTCTGATGCCACAGATGAGAAAGAGTATCTTCATAGAGGCATTGCCGCACGTGCTTTCAGTAGAAAGTTCACCTTAGCTGAGACTGTAGTGGTCAGAGATGCTTCCCTAGAGAACGGAATGCTTCGTATTCTGTTAGAAAACGTTATCCCAGAAGAGCAAAAACCGAAGAAGATTTCTATCGGGAAAACTCTTCAGGATACCAAAGAATTACTCACTGAGTAATACAAGGTGGGACGGAGTGAAAGCTCCGTCCTTTAATTTCACAGCTAACTATAGGAGTCAAAAAGCTGATGAACAGAGCAATCTCTTTTCTGAAGAGTTGCGATGGCACATTTTGCGATGCGGTTGCACAAGTTGCACTGAGCGTAGTATGCGTCTTTGTAATAGCTACTTGTCTGGGTAGCATATCCTAAGAATGAAGACAACACACACAACACAGGAGAAAAGTATGTCTAATAAAAACCCCTTCGAAATCCGAGCAGAAATGCTCAAACTTGCAAAAGATTACATGGATCAGCAGTATCATATGAATATCCAGTTCTATGAGAACATGATCGCAGAGGGCGAAAATGCTCGAAAAGACATTGAGACGCAAGTCAAAGATGCCTATAAAATGTACTCTATGGAAGAGTTGATGGAGAAAGCCAAGGAACTTTACACTTTCGTATCTGAAAAGAAGTAAGTGTAGTCACCAATCTAAGGAGCGTGAACAACGCTCCTTTTTTCATTTAAATTACAGGAGAGACAATGAGTATTGTGTTTTGGGTAATAATAGCAATAGGCACTATCAGTGCAGTTGAGGGCAATTCTAAATTGAACAAACTGTGCCAGAAAGAGATAGATGAGGGCATTTCTGCCACCATTAAAGAGTGTAAACAATATCAGTTTGACACGAGGATCAAAACAGGCTGGTAATACTTAAATAATGCTTGACAATTGGTCTATGCCGTGTTATAATGTACGTTCTAATTGGAGATATAATATGAAAAATGTGATCGCACTACCTACGCTCTATAAGCGTGATACTAAAGGTAAAGTAAGAGTTCTGACCATTGAGTATGGTTATGATGATGAAACCACCGCTGGCACTAGATCAGTTGCAGGCATTCAAGATGGTCAGCTAGTAACCTCTGGATGGAAACTATGCTTACCAAAAAACGTTGGAAAGGTCAACGCAACGACCAATATCACTCAAGCCTTAGCAGAAGCCCAAGCAAATTGGGATAAGAAGACTGAGAAAGAATACTTCTCTGACATCAAGCTAATTGACACTTACGAAAAGTTTAAGCCTATGCTTGCAGGTGACTACACTAAACGTCCTCAATCAGAGGGCTGGAGTCAACCTAAACTAGACGGCATCAGATGTATAGCAAACTCATCTGGATTGTGGACTAGAGCAGGCAAAGAGATTACGAGTTGTCCACATATCTGGGAATCAGTGAAGCCATTCATTGAAGCAAATCCTGGTATCATCTTAGATGGCGAACTATACAACCATGAACTTAAAGAAGACTTTAACAAGATTACCAGTCTTGTGAGAAAGTTGAATGCGACTCCCGAAAGCATTGCCGAGTCTGCATCTCTTGTTCAGTACCACGTGTACGATTGCTACGTAGAAGATATGTTGTTTATCAACAGAATTAAACTGGCTTACGGAGCAAAGAGTGATGTTGTAAAGATCGTTCAAACTGACTTCGCACAAACACAAGAACAACTTGATGAGTTCTACAGTTCTTACATGACAGATGGCTATG